CCCTATATGTGGAGAATTAATAAAAAAAGGAAATGGACATCATATAAAAAAATGTATGGATAACTTTATTGATAATTTATCAGAAGATAAAAAGAATGAATATGTATCATTATATAATTCTGGTGTATCTATTTATGAATTATCTACTATATTAAATTTTTCATATAATGCTACTGTAAAATTTCTTAAAAAAATAGGAATTACAAAGTTTAGAACAATATCAGAACAAAAATTAACAGACCATACAAAAAATAAAGCAAAACAAACATATTTAAAACATTATGGTTGTGAACATAATTTTTGTAAAAATTCAGAATCTCGTAAAGAATGGGAATAGAGATTATTAGATACTGAAGGTATTACTAATGTTTTTTAGAGAGAATCAGTAAAACAGAAATCTAAAGAAACATTATTAAAAAATTATGGTAAAAATGCAAAACAATATGTTAATTCAAAAGAACATTATTTTGAAAAATGGTTAAATGAAGGTTATACGTTAGATGATTGTGAAAAAATGTATAAAGAAATATGTTATAAACGTGGTAATAGTATGAGATTATCATATTATATTGAAAAATATGGTAATAATATGGGATATGAAAAATATAAATCACTATTGTTACAAAGAGCATAGAGAAGTAAAACATCAAAAACAATATCATCATTAAATATACGTATATTTGATTTATTAGATTCATTGAATATAAAATATGAATATGAATTTCCATTAGAAACCGAAGTTCCCGGCAAGTTTTTATATTATGATATAAAAATAAAAAATTATATATTTGAATTGCAAGGTGATTATTGGCATGCATCTCCATTAAAATATAAAGCTAATGATATTGTACATTATCCAAATAACGTACAATATACAGCATAGTTTATATGGGATAAAGATAAGTATAAAAAAAATGTTGCAGAATTTAAAGGATATACTGTATTTTATATATGGGAACATGATATGAATAATAAAGATAAATGGGAATTTATAAAAAAATGTTTCAAACGATATGCAGAAATTGAAAATAATTGGAATTAAGAAAATTCCTAAGCGAGATAGATATGATTTAACGATTAATAGTACTCATAATTTTTTTGCGAATGGTATTTTAATACATAATACATCAAGTATTTTTTCTTACGTTTTATGTAAGCAAAAGTTAAATTGGAAGCAGAAAATTGCGAAGTATTTAACTGGACATGAATTTAATAAGTATGATTACTTATATGCATCTAGGACGGTTATTAAGAATCAATATATCATGAAAGATGCAGAAAAAACCGGTAATGTTTATCATGTAGGTTTTTATGGTTGTGATATATGGGGCGAAGCATTTAAAATTGTTAAGCCACATCTTATTAAGGGAATGACAGTTTATGCAGAAATTGTAGGATATACATCAACAAATAAGTATATCCAAAAAGATTATGATTATGGATGTGTTCCATTGAAGGATGGTGAAGATTATACATATGGAAAGCATTTTAAGATTTATGTATATCGTGTAACATTAACAAATGTTGATGGAGAAGTACATGAATTTTCACCAAGAGAAGTTCAAATATGGTGTATGAATAATGATCTTGTTGCTGTTCCTGAATATTATTATGGTAAGGCAAAAGATTTGTATCCTGATTTGGATATAACAACACATTGGCATGAAAATTTCTGGCGTCGTATGGCATCTGATAAAAATTTCTATATGGAAATGAATTCACCTGATTGTATACATAAGGTTCCACATGAAGGTGTAGTTATTAAGATAGATGATATGATTCCACGAGCATTCAAACTTAAGTGCTATCGTTTTGTTAATAAGGAGGAGAAAGAGCTAGATGCAGGTATAACAAATATTGAAGATGCACAATCTGAAAATATTGATAATGATGATTCAAATAGTTATATTGATAAACAATAATTAAATAATATGATGGTATTATATTGAGAAATATGGTACCATCATTTTTTTATTTCAAAAAATATGTGTATCTTTGTAATGTAATAATTCAATTATAAAATATAAAGAATATGAATACAACATTAAATGAAATGATTAAAAACGAATATAAGACTCGTTTTAATAAAGAATTAACAGATAATGATACTCTTACAACATTGTTGCAAGAAGCTACATATATTCAGCAGGAAACATCAGATCTCATTATTGATAAGGATGAATTTGCAAAGTTTTCTGTAATGTATGCATTTGATCGTGTATTTAATACTAATACATGTATGGATTTTCTTCCATTTGATAATACTATTCTTGATGATGATCTTCCTTTTTAATTGATTATTTAATAATTAATATATTAAAATAAAATGAGTAATATTAAATTTTTTCCTATGGACCATCCAGATTTTTGGAGTCGTCCACAATATTTGAAGACTGGTTATACATTTCGTAATGGTAGTGGAGAAGGCGATATGGTATTTACATTGTTGGAGGATTTCGATGAAGAAAAGTGTAATGATGTAAAAGTATTGTGTCATAATATCCGCACAGGTTTTACACATACAGAAACTTGGGATGATACAAAGTATTTGGAAGGTTCATTCCGTAATGGTGAATATTTTCATTATAATAAAAAGTGCGATTGGTTAACAGAATATTATAAAAATTAAAGATAGAATGGAAACAATTATAATTTATATGCTGATAGCTATTATTATATCAGCTATTTGTTCTTTGTGTGAAGCTTGTTTGTCCTCAACACCAATGTCGTTTGTATCAACACTTAAGGGAAAATCAGGTGCTGATATTTTGCGAAATTTTAAAGAGAATATGGATAAACCTTTATCTGCTATTCTTATTATTAATACTATTGCAAATACAGTAGGTGCATCTATTGTAGGTTCAGCTGCATCTTCTTATGCAGTAGAGCAAGGTATTGATGGTGCTACATTTATTGGTATTATATCTGCAATATTTACAGTTTTGATTCTTATGTTTGCAGAAATATTACCAAAAACTATTGGTGCAAATTATTGGAAATCACTTACATTGTATGTAACTCGTGTAATTAATGTAATGATTTATATTACATATCCATTAGTAAAATGCTTGAATTTTATTACACGTCTTATGAGTAACGAAAATGCTGTTTCAATTTCACGAGAAGAAATTATAGCGATGACGGATGAAGGTGCGAAAGAAGGTGTTATTGATAAGAAGGAAAATATGATTATTCAGCGTATATTGAAACTTAATCAATATAAAGCAGAAGATATTATGACACCTGCAAGTGTTGTATATTCAGTTGCCGATTATGCAAATCTTTCTAAGAATAGTAATTTGTATGAGAGTCTTACAGATGGTAGTACATTTTCTCGTATTCCTGTAATGAATAAAAACAATTATTGTGTTGGTTATATTCTTAAAGATGAGTTGGATTTGAATGATACAGACACTATAAAGATTTCTGACATTACACATTCTATTCATAACTATATTGATTCGACAGATGTTGCAGATATATTTAATGATATGGTAAAGAATCATGAACATATTTCTGCGATTACAGATGAATATGGAACATTTAGAGGTATTGTAACATTAGAAGATGTTATTGAAACTATTTTAAATATTGAAATTGTTGATGAAACAGATGATATTCAGGATATGCAGGAATATGCAAAGGAACAGTATCATGAAGTAATGAAGGATAACATTTAATATAAACAAATAGTTACTTAACGAATATAATATAAAAATAATTTTATATATGAGTAATATTTTAATTATTCCAGATATACATGGACGTACATTTTGGAAAGAATGTATTAAGTGTTGTGAATATGATGAAATTATATTCTTAGGTGACTATTTGGATCCATACAGTTTTGAAGGAATATCAAAGCAAGAAGCATTAGATAATTTTAAGGATATTTTAAATTTTAAATCTAATAATTATGATAAAGTAACATTATTGTTAGGTAATCATGATATGGAATATATTTCATATAATTTACCGCGAGATCGATTTGATAGTAAAAATTCCAAAGAAATAAGGAGACTATTTCTTGATAATATTGATATGTTTAAGCTTGTAACATATCGTTATATTAAAGATAAGTTTATAACATTTAGTCATTCTGTTATAGGACAATGTTGGATTAATGATATTAAAAATATAGATGATAAAATTAATAGTATGAATATTATTGATTTTATTACATACCTTAATGATTTAATTAAATCAGGGGATGAGAGAAAAATGGGAAACATTTTAAATCATGTGGGATATGCAAGAGGTGGTTATGATCCATATGGTTCTGTTATCTGGGCAGATGAATCAGAAGCAGTGGAATTTTGTTGGGAAGATAAAGAAAAAGTTAATAAACCAAAAAAAATTGATTATCAAATATTTGGACATTCACAACAATATAAATTACCGATTATAACTAAATATTATGCATGTTTAGATTGCAGAGTAGGTTTTTTACTTAATTCTGATGGTATAATTAAAAATATAACAAATGCAGAAGAAGAAATTAATGTTTCATTTAATTTAATTGATAATTAATAATGATTGATTATAGTGTTAATTATAGACGATATTGGTGACATAAACGTTATGCAATTGTTTTTGTTACTAAATTAAGCATGATTACATGTATAGGTACTAAATATACAGAAGATTATGAAGAAGGCTTTCAAACTAATAGTGTTGATGTATATAAAGAATATTTAAAAACGTTATTAGATAAAAATTTAAAATGTTGTGTTATTGATAGAAAATACAAAAAACTTTTATTTAATAATATTAATAATGAATCAGATAATTATAATACATATTCTGATTATTGTATATTGGAAAAATATATTGGCGATAATAAAACAATTATAGATTTTATGGAGTTTAATTATAGTACTAATATATATTCAACATTATTAAGTAGAAATAAAAATGATATGTATTTTCAAGCTAACATAAAATATAAGGAATATTTAAATAAAGTATGGAATAAACATTAAAAATATACAAAAATACATATTCATCTAAACTTTTTAGTGTTTTAATAATATATGAATATATAAACATATTAATTTTAAAGATATTATAAATGGAAAATTCAAATGTAGCAATGTTTAATGATAAGGGTCAGGTAGAAACCCTTACTCAAAGTCAGTATAACTATGATCAGCGAATTGCTGTTATGTCTGCTGATGAGAAAGCAAAGTATTTACAGAAGACGGAGAAGCTGGACCGTCATGATATGACTACAGTGACTTCATATGGTAAGGAATTGAGTTCTGTTATTTCCCGTAATGGCGATAATCTTCTTAATTCTGTTCGTGGAGATAATTCGTCTGTGGTTGTACAGCTTACAAATGAACTTCTTAGTCAGCTTAATCTTATTGATATTGATGAGATTAATACTAATACTCGATGGAAGAAATTCTGGAGAAACTTCCCTATTATTGGAAAGATGATGACTTCTGTTGAGTCTATTATGACTAAGTATGATACTATTAAAGATAGTGTTACAAAGATTGGTGAAAAGATTGATACTGCACGTACAGTAGCATTGCGTGATAATTCAACACTTAATCAGATTTTTGACGCTAACGTTTCATATATTGAGCAGATTCGTGAACTTATTCTTGCAGCAAAGGTTCGTGAACAGGCAGTTAAGGATGAGCTTGAAAACATGAAGGCTCATGCTAATGATTATGAGATGTATGAGATTAATGATACACAAAATTTCGTTAATCAAATTCAGAAGAAGATTGTTGATATGGAAACAACTGAATATGTTTTGACACAGAATCTTCTTCAGATCCGAGCAACACAGCAGAATAATGTTGCTATTGCAGATAAGTCTGATAATATTGTAAATAATGTTCTGCCATTGTGGAAGAATCAGATTTCTATCAGCATTATTATGAATAATCAGAAGAATTCTATTGAGGCACAGCAGAAGATTACTGATACAACAAATAAGATTTTGCGTGAGAATGCAAAGGCACTTCATATGAATTCTGTTAATGTTGCTAAGGCAAGTGAAGAGTCAGTTATTAAGCTTGATACTCTTAAGGACACTACACAGGAACTTATTCAGACAATTCAGGAAGTTAAGAATATTCATGATCGTGGAGCAGAAGAGCGTAAGGAATATGAATCTCATTTGCGTGAGTTTGCACGTCAACTTGAAATTTCATTAACAGATAACGATAATAAGTAAATAGAATAGTATGGGATGGTTTTTAATGGAAGCAGCACCAACGAAAACAGAGCTTACTACAAATAAAGAACAAGAGCAAGAAGCATATATTGAACCTGTTGCTGAAGTAACAAAGCAAGAGGCAAAAAATAATGCTAAAGCTCTTGTAAAAAAGAAGTTTATTGTTGGTAAGAAATATATGCTTAGACAGAAATCTGTTTGTGGTTCTAGAGAGATTATAAAGAAATATGTATGTAAGAAATTTATTTATACAGTAAAAGATGAACTTCTTAATATACTTATTCTTAAGCAGGTAGAAGGTCCAAAGGGTACAATTTTTACATTAAATCGTAATGATTGTAAACGTTATCATATTAAATATGAACCAGGACTTCAAGTGTTTTCTATGGAATTTAATTGGATTCCATGTAAGTAAAAAATAAATTGAAATAATATAGACTTTATTTAAATTATAGAGTAATATATTTACAATTAAGTTAATCAAATAACAAATAAAGAAAATAATTTATGTCAAAAAATAAATTTATTAAGCTTCATTCAAAAGAAGATAATAGTGTTATTATTGCAAGAATTTCAAAGATTAGTCTTGTAACTACAGATAATGATTATTCTGGTAAAATGACAACTGTATATTTTGATGATGAAAATATTGATTCAATTACAGTTAATGAAACACCAGAGAAGATTTATCAAAATATTGTAGAGTTAGATAATACAGATTTCCTGAAACTTCATTCAAGTGATGATAATGCTGTTATGATTGTAAACACAGAGATTATTTCTGTTATTTCGCAATCAGATGAGGATGGAAAGAATGTAACTACAATGTATTTCAATAATGAATCTATTGAATCTGCTTCATTTAATGAATCACCAGAACGTATTTATAAGATGATGGAGATTACCAATAATGATGTAGTTACATCAGATAATAATGAAACTAAGTAATTATAGTTAAAGATATACGTTTATAAAAAATAGTAGTATAACTGAATCTATAGGCTAAACCAATATGTTTTTATAAACATTCCCTTTATTAGATAAGTAGCAAAGATATTAATAATGAGAATATAGCTATGAATGTATATATTGTTTACAATTATAAATAGAATAATTTAAATATAATATAGTAAAAATTATAAATAAAGTAACATATATATTTCTAATAATTCTTTATGAATCTAATAAAAACATGAATTAGATACTATTTATTAGTTACTTCAGTTTATTATGAAGGTATTATTGAAACTTTAATTTAATAGTACGATGATATTATACCCTCGAAAGTTAATTTGAAGATTGTGAAATAATATATTGGAATTGAAAATGATAAGAATATTATTTATAAAGAATATTACATTGTAATATTTAATATCGATATTATAATTTGAAAATGATACGAAAATATATTATGGATCAGTTGGATGATTAATAAGTACAGAATGTCCCTGTATTGTGGGAGGTTATTTTAAAGTGGAGATTTTATTGGAATTTTAAATTTTGAATAATTATTAAAAACATACTATTAATTTTTAAAGGATATAACTCTAAAGGTTATATCCTTTTTTATTTTATATAAAAATAAATTAAACAATTAACATATATTTGAATATAATATTTAAACAAAAATTGATTTTTTAAATATGCAGAAAGGTAATATTGGAGTTACTAGTTAGGATATTTTTCCATTAATCAAGAAATTTATGTATAATGATCAGGATATTTTTATCCGTGAGATCGTAAGTAATGCAGTTGATGCATCAGAGAAGTTAATTAAAGTTATTAGTGCAAATGAGTATACAGCAAATCCAGATGATTTAAAAGTTACAGTTACTATTAATCATGAAGATAATACAATTACTGTTTCTGATATGGGTATTGGTATGACTGCTGATGAAATAGAAAAGTACATTAATCAGATTGCATTTTCAGGAGCAAATGACTTCTTAGAGAAATATAAAGATACACAAATTATTGGACATTTTGGACTTGGCTTTTATTCAAGTTTTATGGTAAGTTCAAAAGTAGAGATTGTATCAAAGTCATATAAAGAGAATTCAAAAGCATGTAGATGGACATGTGAAGGAACTACAGAGTTTACACTTAAAGATGATGATAAAGAATCTGTTGGTACAGATGTAATTATGCATATTTCTGATGAGTATAAGGAGTATGTAAATGAAAGTAAACTTACTGAACTTTTAAAGAAGTATGCTGAATATTTACCTATTCAGATTTATCTTAAAGATGTTCCTGCACCAACAACAGATTCATCTACAGGTGAAGTTACATATCCAGAATCACATGAAACAAAAATTACACGTGATGAACCATTGTGGTTGAAATCTGCATCAGAACTCAAAGATGAAGATTATATCAAGTTCTATAAAGAAACATTCCCTAATAGACCTGAACCACTTTTCTGGATTCATATTAATATTGATACACCGTTCACATTTAAGGGAATTCTTTATTTCCCAGCATTTGATCAGAAACATCCTATTTTTGAACGTAGACATCTTAATTTGTATTGTAACCGTGTATTTGTAACAGATGATGTAGATGGTGTATTACCTGATTATTTGAGTCTTCTTCATGGTGTAATTGATTCACCGGATATTCCATTGAATGTTTCTCGTTCAGTTCTTCAGAATGATTCTAACGTTAAGAAGATTAGTTCACATATTACTAATAAGGTTATGAGTTCACTTCGTACACTTATGAAGAAAGATAGAGAAACATATGAGAAAAAGTGGGAAACAATTAAAACATTCATTAATCTTGGTGTTGTAACAGAACCTAATATTTTTGATAAAGCAAAGGATATTATTCTTCTTGTTGACACAGATAATAAGATGTATACTTTTGATGAATATTTTGATAAAGTATCAGAAACGCAGAAAGATAGAGATGGTAAAGTTGTATATCTTTATACATATGATACGGCAACACAATACACTTATATTGATGCTTTAAAGAAATTTGGATATAATATTTTGTTATTTAATAGTCAGTATGGAGCATTTGAAGTACATACATTTGAAATGAAACTACAGGAAAAGAATGTAACATTTAAACGTATTGATGCAGATGTACCAGAAAATCTTATTAAGAAAGACGATGATACAGTTAAGAAAGAAAAACCAGTATCTGAGAATATAAAGAGCATGTTGGTTTCTTTATTTGATTGTATTGAATTAAATCTTCCTAAAATTACACATCAGTATATTGTTCAGCAAGATGGTAAAGATGCATTGCCTATTACTATTGTAGCTGATGAATTCTTCCGCCGTATGAAGGAAATGTCAATGCTTAATAATGCGGGTATGTATCTTGAAAATAATGCATCTATTAAGATTATTATTAATGCAGATTCTAAAGTTGTAAAGAAGATTATTAAGATTGCAGAAAAAGAAATTGGTCAGCAAATTAATGATATTAATGAAAAAGTTAAGGATATTAATACCAGATTAGAAGCAGCTGATACAGATGATGCAAAGAAACCTATTAAAGAAGAACTTGATAATGTTATTGCAGAGAAAAAGGAAATTATTAATAAACATGCGCATGCAGATAGTCATATTCATGAATTAATTGATATTGGTTTGCTACAGTATGGTTTATTAGCAGGTGAAGATTTAGCAGCATTTGTTAAGAGATCTATAAAGATGATTGAAAAGTAATTTAATATATAAAAGAGAGTAAGTTTGTAATAACTACTCTCTTTTTACTTTTTACAAAAGTAGACAAATAATAAATATTAATATATAAGAAATATATCAACAAATTAAAATTAAATTAACAATGTATCGGTATCATAATCCCTTAAAGAACTTTAATCCATTTGTGATAACAAGTGTATTCGTATTATTTTTAATTGTAATGTTTACATTTGCAATTCCTACATTGATAAATGCAGCTTCTACAATGATGAATTTTATTGCAATTATTTTTATCTTATTTACAATTTATATATGTATTATTGTAATGAGATATTATAATGATTATTATATACGACATTATCAGAAATACAAGGAAGAAAGAGAAAAGAAAATTAAAGATTAATTTATCATTTTTTAATTATTAAATTATATGAAGAAAATCGTATTGAATTTGATTGTCATGCTGATGACAAGTATGAGTTTTATATCTTGCGCGTATGAGAGAGTTGATGCAGGATGTGAAGGTATTTATGTAAATCTTTATGGTGATGATAAAGGTGTAGGTGAAGTAAGTCTATGTACAGGAGCTGTCTGGTATTGTCCATTGACTCATGATGTATTTGAATATCCTACATATATTCAGACTGTAGATTATCCATCATTTGAAGTTAATAGTAAAGACGGTACGAAGTTTACTGTTGATCCTGCAGTCCTTGTAAAAATAGAAGATGGTAAATCACCTCTTATTTTTAAGAAGTATAGAAAGCAACTTGATGAAATTGTAAAAAATACATTGTATGTATATATCAGAGATGCAGCTCGTATTGAATTTAATAAGTATACAGCAGATCAGATTGTATCAAATCGAGAAGCTGTTGATAAATCATTTGAGGAACGTGTAAGAAAAGGATTTGCAAGTGAACATTTTATTCTTCAGCAATTAACACCGGGTATTGGTTATCCTAAATCATATGAAGAAGCTATTAATGCTAAGAATAAAGCAATTCAAGATGAAATGCGTGTCAGCAATGAGATTCGTGTAGCTGAGGCAGAAGCAAAGAAAAAACTTGTTCTTGCAGAAGCAGAAGCGAAAGCAAACAAATTGAAAGAACAATCCCTTACACCATTGCTTATTCAAAAAATGGCAATAGAGAAGTGGTCAGGAAATCTACCAGATACATATGTAGGTAGTCATGGTATTCCTAATTTGATTTTAGGAAAGTAATTTTTATATTTTAATCTCTAATAATTTTTATGATTATTAGAGATTTTTTATTTTTATAAAGTAAACAAAAAGTTGTTTATCTAATAATATATATAGATTAAATAACTTTTAAATTATAATTAATTATGGATTTTACAATTAAAGGAAATAATAATGAAGTATCAGTTTCTAAGGATACTATTAAAAAGTTGATAGAACTTTTACAGCATGTAGATTGTACATGTGTATGGTCAGAGCATGATAATCAATATATTAAGGTTAATGATATTCCTAATAATATTGTTGATGAACTTATTGTAAAATTGAAATTATCAAAATAATGGAAGATAATAAAGATATTGAAATTGTTGAACAACCAGTAAAGAAGAAGAGAGGACGACCACGTAAAGTACATCCTTATGAAGAATTCCAACCATATATTAAAGAAACATTTGCTAATTATCTTAATGATAATTATGATATGATATATTTGTTTATGAATGCAAATAAACGAATTGATAAAAGATTTTGGTATGCTATATATGAACATGTAAGAACATTGAATAATAAATTGTATGAAGAATATTCATGTGGTTTTAAATTTAATGAATATACATATAGACCAGATGTACAATGGAGAAGTATTGATGAAGTTCGCGAAGCTCAACGAAAAAATGCAGTGAAGCATTTTTATGAAAACGAAAATTTAGATCCTATATATAAAGCATATATGATATTTACTCATATGAAACTTTATATTAGCGAATCTAGTAAAGAAATGAAAGTATGAAAATCATATCAAAATATAAGGATTTCTATGACTCATATGGATTTATTCTTGGTAAACCAGATGAGAGTATAACTTATGTCCGTACAACAGAAGTTATAGATGATGACAATAAACAATATAAATCAATCATCAAAAAACTTTATGATTATGGACATTTGTATTTTCATGTTTATGGATTTAAAGAAGATTATGTTGCATGGGTAGAAAGTGTTGTATGCGGTATATATCCTTATATATACGTATGTCCTTTTTATGTGATTATGCAGCAATTAAATAAAGGTAGAACTTTTATACCTATTGATTTAAAACCTATACCAATATCAGAAGAATTTGTACATGATAAAAGTAAAAGAGAACATATTTATAATAAGGTACAAACGAAATTTGATGAGTATTGTGATAAAAATAATATAAGAGGAAAATTACATATACAAAAAATTAAGGAAACCAATTATTCATGGTCTAATGCAAAATTTAAATTTGAAACGCAAAGTTGGAAGATAGAGGAACTGGATATATTCAGAGAATTAAATGTTCCAACATTTATGTATGTAAACAAAAATGATGATATTGCAAGATATACCCATGATTACGGATTAACACTTAATCCTATATTTGTTAAACAAAATTTTGATGTATTGGGTGCTAATAGAACCAGAATAATTAATGAACAAAATGTTTATATAGATATAGAAAATTTTTTGTGGGAAATGAAAAAGGAACCTGAATCAATTCCTGATAATAAAACAAAAATTATAAATGCAGGGTTTGATTTGAAAACATCATTTAGAAATATGTAATATTTTAATATGAGAATAGTAACAGTTAAAACAGATGGTAATATATATATATCACCATTTATGACAGATTTTACATCAGAAGAAGCAAATCTTATAGGTAAATTATGGGATATATCAACTAAACATGGATACATAGCAGATTCGCTAGGTGGTACACAATGTTTAGCATTAATGTATGATGAACTTCCATGTTATTTTAAAATTTTATTTAAAAATGTAGAAAGAACAGAAGTATCATATGAAGATTATGAACGAGGTTTTTGGTAATTAATTTATGAAACAAGAAAGAAAAACAGTAGTAGCAGGTCCACATATATTAAAGTTTAATATATCAGATATTAATAGAATATTTTTTACAAGTGATATACATGCAAATCATGCGAATATTATAAAATACTGTAATAGACCATTTACAGATGTTAATGAGATGAATCATGTATTATTTAAAAATTTAAATGATTCATTGTCAAGTATTGATAATGCTATACTTATAAATTGTGGTGATTTTATTTTTAGTAATGTAAGTACATATGATGAAATGGTTAATAATATTAAAGCTGAAAAAGTTTATAATATAATTGGTAATCATGATGTAAAAAACGTGTTACAGAGAAGAAATATAATACCTTATAATGAAGAAAGTAAAGTATATTGGAGTACAGAACTTATTGTACAAATATATGATGATTATAAAGATAAAATAATTCTACAGTTTACAGTATCACATTATCCACATTGTGATGGACAATTTTTAGGTAAATTTAATATTCATGGTCATTTACATACACCAAAAAATGTAGAAGAATATACTGGTACAGATGCGAATATTGCTAAAAAGTTAAAAGAAAAAGCAATGACATATGATGTCGGTGTAGATGGAAATGATTATAAACCAGTAAAGTTAACTGATATATTAACAGGAAATTTAATTCAATATCAACTTAGAGATATTGATTTTAATTATTGGAAAAATAAAATTAAAAATATTTAAAATATTTAAGTGCTAATAAAGTTTATTGCAAAACTTTATTAGCATTTTTTTGTATAATAATTAATTAATATTTTGATATTTCATAGTATCAAAGAATAAATAAAATACCTAAAATAAAATAGAAAGAAAACTAAATATGAAGGTAACAAAACGTGATGGTAGTTTTGAGAATTATAGTGTTTAGACAGTTAAACGTGCAGTTAGAGAAGCGTTTAAGTCAACAAAGACTAAATACTCAAAAGACACAATTTCGAATATTGTAAGTTCTATTACGCCATATGATGGCATTCCTGTAGAAGATCCGGGCGAAGCTTTTGGCAATGACGCAGCCGGTGCCGCAGGTTTTGCTGACCAGG